CGTGCAGACATCCTCATTGCCGATGACGTAGAGGTTCCCAACAACTCAGCCACACAGATGATGCGAGACAAGCTCTCTGAGTCTGTGAAGGAATTTGATGCTATTCTGAAACCAGGTGGCCGCATCCTGTACCTGGGTACACCCCAGACAGAGATGTCCCTCTACAACCAATTGCCTGAGCGTGGATACGAAGTCCGCATCTGGCCAGCTCTGTTCCCTGAGATCAAGACGGTCATCAAGTACAAAGGTGCTCTGGCACCGATGATCACCAAGGCCCTTGAGGCTGACTCTGAGCAAGCCAACAAGCCCACCGATCCGAGACGCTTTAGCGAGGAAGATCTGATGGAGCGTAAGGCCTCCTACGGGAAGGCTGGCTTTGCCCTGCAGTTCCAACTCGACACGTCACTCAGTGATGCCGATAGGTACCCACTGAAGGTTGGTGACCTGGTCATCCAGAACCTGAACCCAATGATGGCCCACTTGAAGGTGGCATGGTCTGCTGCACCTGAGTTGTGCATCAACGATCTGCCTAACGTGGCTCTGACTGGTGACCGCTTCTATCGACCCATGTGGCACACCGATGAGATGTCCGAGTACACCGGCTCTGTCATGTCCATCGACCCCTCAGGTCGTGGTAAGGACGAGACTGGGTATGCCTGTGTGAAAGCTCTGGCCGGTAACCTGTTCCTCACGGAAGCAGGCGGTATCACTGGTGGCTACGACATGGAGACACTGGAAGCCCTGGCCTATGCGGCTAAGAGGAACCAGGTGAAGTACATCATCATCGAAGCTAACTTTGGTGATGGCATGTTCACCCAGCTCATCAAGCCTGTCCTGGCTCGCATCTACCCATGTACCGTGGAAGAGGTGAAGCACAGCACTCAGAAGGAAGCTCGTATCATCGACACCCTGGAACCCGTGATGAGCACTCATAGGCTCATTGTGGACCAGAGGGTGATCCAGAAGGACTTCGATACAGCCAAAGACATCAAGCAATCATTGTTCTACCAGATGACCCGACTCACCCGAGATCGTGGTGCCCTGGTGCATGATGACCGATTGGATGCACTGGCTATCGCTGTAGCCTACTGGACTGAATCCATGGCCAGGGACAACAACAAGGCTGCTGACGACATCAAGTCTGTGGCCCTTGAGAAGGAACTGAAGAAGTTCATGGGTGGTGTCTTGGGCTACAAGCCTACCCAGACTACATGGATGTCCCGAGCTTAGGTTGCCCAATTGGAAAGAATACTTTCCGGGGGAACATCTATCTGGGCACACGGTCCAATTAGGTGCTGGTCTTTGGACCAGGCTGGTTCCTAATGTGTGCTCAGCATGTAGACGATCTCTATCCTAGGTCATCTAACTGCGTAGGCTTCATTAGCTAACTGCCTCTACTCACTCATATCTATGGGGGGTAGGGGGGGGAAGCTAGAAGCCTATGTGGCTAGCATATAGTTACTTAGGATTAAACTATAGGTTCTCTATAGGTGTTACTCTAAGTTTCTCCTTAGGTAATACCATCATCATGAGTAAACCAGAAGAGTATAGCCCCGTAGAGGAGCTGTAGGGATGACCTGAGGGGTAGCCTTGGGTTGAACGTAATGTTGGCTTCTAGGGGTTCCTGGAGGCTTTCCTGAGGGTTCCTAATGATGCCTATCTGATGTGTACCATCCAGACCTGAAATCTGGAGTAATGGTGGCAAGCACATGAAGGACTCACCAAGAGTCACAGAAGGTATCCTTAGGGGTCCTTACGCATGAGCCTTTAGCCGCTAGTCTTGGGAAGGACTAGAAGGTGTCCCGAAGGTTCAGCCGTAGGGGTCCCAAATGTTTCACTGAAAAAATTTGTGAGCCTACCTCGAACGTGGGCGATGGCGACTTCCCCCCCGTGGCCCCTCGCGACACACGCACGTTAACGCGCACGGTATCGCGTGATCGCACACGCTCGCGCATATAGGTTGGCTCAAAGTTGGCGCAAGTGCACGTAAGTTGTTGATTTATATAGGGTAACGCTAGCTCTAGAAGCTAGAATGTGGGTGCCTGAGGGGTTACCTGGTGACTACTGCCGGTGTGCTGAGGGCTAAGTTAGTGTATACTAACTACGGTCCTTGATACATCGGTGGCCTTTCGAGTTGTCCACAAGTTATCCACAGGCACCCTAAGTTGACCCTAAGCACACCATGCGAACCCCACAAGCACCCCACAAGTTACATCGGTGCGTTTTCAAAAGATTACTACAAGAGTACTAAGGGTTTTCCCTATTAGGGTACAAACTCCAAGTTTTAAGTTGTTGATTTTAAAGGACTTTCCAAAAGCTGGCACGATTCTATTATGCTATATATGTGAAGGCCTCGAATTTTGAGGGCCTCACAAACCAACCTAAGGAACCCTGCTATGTACCTAATCACTGACAACTACGGCACACGTCAACGCACCTGGACCAAGAGCGAAGCACTCGCATGGTTGGCCTGCTGTGCACCTCAAGCACAAGTTAAGAACCTCTGGGGCCGTGTAGTGGCCACCCGTGTTCAATCCTAAGGAGCCGCACAATGTCTCCTCTCTTCGCTTATGTCGCCACAATCGCAGTCGTTCTGCTTTTCGTTGGTTTCCTTCTCTCTCTCAATGATCAACCCTAAGGACTCACAATGCCTACACCTAAACAACTCGCTCTCTCCGCTCTGATGCACCTCGCCCTGGCTCTCACCTACGGCACAATCTTCTGCCTGGTGGCCTATTGTTTCGTGGCATAATCACTTGACAACTGGCAATTGTTGCCATTAGACAATCATTCTCTTCAATCATTTTAAGGACCACTATCATGGCCGTTTCGCTCTCCAAAACCTCCAAACTTGATGGAATCAAATCCTGGTCTCTCCAAGCCCGTGACACTTGCCCTGGTTCGTTCGGTGCACCTGGTGTCCTGGTGGATGCCTGCAAGGGTTGCTATGCCACCCAGGGAAACTATCGGTTCTCAAACGTCAAAGAACCACGCGAGGCAAACCGCCTGGACTGGCAGCGCCTGGACTGGGTGGACGATATGGTCAAAGCCCTGGACGACTCGCGTTATTTCCGTTGGTTCGACTCTGGCGATATGTACGCCCTGCCGTTGGCCGAAAAGATCCTGGAGATTATGCAGCGCACACCCTGGTGTAATCATTGGTTGCCCACACGGATGCACAAGTTCCCCAAGTTCCGCCAAGTCCTGGAAACTATGCAGGCCCTGCCAAACGTAATGGTCCGCCCCAGCTCTGATTCTGTCCTGGGTGAATTCCTGCCTGGCACCCATGGGTCCGTTATTGTCCCTGGTCCTGAGTCGGTGCCTGCCGGTGCCAAAGCCTGCGAAGCATACGACAACGGGGGCACGTGTAACGGGTGCCGCGCTTGTTGGGATAAGTCGGTGCCTGTGGTGGCTTACCTCGCGCATGGCCGGTCCATGGGTAAGGTGGTCCGTATTGCGTTGGCCGCATAGTTGCCAATTGTCAATTGTTGGCCATGGGCAACCGTGGCCAATTGTGGACACTTTGCAACCAACTAGGAGAACTCAAAATGACTCAAGCCATTGTCAAAACCCTGGACCGCCGCCGGTCCTACGTGAAGCACCAGATCAACTTGGGGGCCTCTCAAATGGTCCGTTATTTCGCCGCCCGTTATTCCTGGGGGCAACCCTGCGATCCACGCCGAGCCAACGACTGGGGCACTCTCTGCGCCTACTTGCGGGACTGCCAAGTGAAGGGCCTAGCGGCTGATTTCCACCGTAAGTGGACCTGGCCCAGCGGCAACGTGGGGAGCATTAGCGGCATGATCAACAATTACCACGATGGATGGGAATTGCTGCATGACTTGGGACTAACTGACGAATTGGATTATGTATGAGTGCATTACACCTGCCACCGGCCAAAATTGAGCGCAGAATCCTGGCCAACATCGCGATGTATGAGAACACGCCCAGGCCCACGGCAACCACCAAAATGCTAGCCCAGCATTGGACGGACTGCCTCAAGGCTCTCCACGCTTACCAGGAGGGGAAAATTACGCGCCAGGCGGTGCCCCTGGACGTTCTCCAAATGGGCTGGACAATGCCTGCCTGGGGGTTGCGTGATTGAGGTGGTCGCACTGAACGTGCGAATCCTAACTGAGCGCAGAAACCTGGCTGTGCAATGTAGGCACCCCGTTTTCCTGTCGTGGCACTCAGTGGCCACCTTCAGGCCGGAGCTGTCGTACTACGCCAAGCGTTTTGCACTGGACCTTGCCCAGAGCGCAGAGACCTGGCCAGCCAATCTAACTGGACCAAGCTGAGCGCAGAAACTTGGCCAGCCAATGTAATTTCAAACCCAAGGGGTCACAAAAAGACCCCTTCAGTTTGTGATATACTTTCACACAAGTGCTGACCAGAGCACGTTAATACGCTGGGTGTAGGGGCGGACGCAGGGCTATAGCCGTGACAATCCTACAATCTCTAAGAGTGAGACTACATCCCGTGGTCTCATCATTGGAGATTGATATGGCTTTAACTACAGCGGCACCCGTGTGCCAAGTGGTCAGTCAGGTGTTGCACCAGACTGTCAAGAATGAAATCAAGCAGCGATTTGTCGAGCACATCGTCAAAGACATTGAGCCAATTCTGGAGGAGTACACCCGCCAGATTGTCACTCAAGTGGCTGAGATGCGTGACCCCTACAGCATGGATGGACTCAAACTTCACGTCAGCTTCAAGCTGCCTGAGGTGAAAGCATGACCACCGGAGCATGGCCTACATGGCCCTTCACGCGCCTGTCTCCCAAAGAGATGGCAAAGCTACTCAAGGCAATTGAGGGTCAGCGTTTGAAGGATGCACCAGAGGCACCACTATGAGAGACGTTCCCGACACAATCGTGAGCTGGTCTCTGGCCATCCTCTGCCTGTGCTTAATGGTCATGGTGCTGTTGGTTACAGGTACAATCGTCTGGAAAGTGGTGGTGTCTCTGTGACCACCCGCTGGGCAGGCACAGGCCTCTACCTCATTGGGATGGTCCTAACCGCCCTCAACATCTACCCGCTCAACCTTGTCTTCGGTGCCCTCGGTGGCTCCCTTTGGTGTCTCGTAGGCATCAAAGCGAAGGACACAGCGTTGATCGTGGTGGAGGCCGCTTCGGCAGGCATCTATTTGTTTGGTTTAATTGTTTGGAGTGGAAAATGACCGGTAAACCGCATGGTGATGGTGGCAAACAAAGCCACAGGAGAAACGAGGATGTCGCTAAGGTGAGGTCCAATTGGGATTTAGTAGACTGGACTAAAACACCCACAGGGGAGACCAAAGAGGCACCAAAGGAAAAGGAATCAAAATGAAAACAGCATTCTTTATTGAGGACACACCAGAAGGCCTCGTGACTAAGTTCGTGTGGCAGGGCAATGGGTGTCTGGATAACCCAGCAGACTCCATCGCCATGCACGTTCAGGCCAACTCCATCAACATGTTCAAGGAATTGGACGAGAAGGGCCTGCTGCGGGTGGTTAAGGATCAACCCTCAACTGCAGCTTGATGTAGGCATCACGGATGGCCGCAGATTCAGTGCGGAACGGGCCATCCTCGTCTACCTGTACGACTCGCCCCTTCTTGTGGCGCTGCCAGTACCACCCTCCGTACACCATAAGATCCTCTTGGTCCCTCTCTTGGTTCCAGATCTTGGTGATCCTACGGTCAGCAAAATACACCTTCACGCCTGCCTTCTTGACTGTCGTGATCAACGCATTGGGTAATCTCACGTCCTTGCCTCCTGCAATCGTTGTCGCGGGGCAAGTGTGACTCGGTGACAACCGTTGTCAAATCACAGTTAAGCTTACTCACCTAAAACTGCGCTGCATCAAAGGTTGCCAACTGGAAACAGTCGTTGACACGGATTCCACCGTGTGAGATTCTCCGAGCTGCCCGTTAAAAGGGCATTTGGGGAACCAGCATGAAACTAAAGCAAGCAATCGACCTCGTGTCTGGAATACAAAAGGTTAGTCCAGACATGCCCCTACAACAACTCTTGTGCCTCCTATACATCGCACAGGAAGAAGAGGGCACATCCCTCACAGATATTGCTAGGAGAGCCAACATAGGACTTGCTACAGCGAGCCGCTACGTTAGCTCCCTTGGTAAGATGAACCGCCACAGAGAAGAAGGTTTCAACTTTGTGGAGTCTTACGAAGACCCGATGGAAAGGAGGAAGAAGATCATTCGACTGACTACCAAAGGCAAAATTGCACTCAAGAAACTCCTAGGAGATCCACTATGACCATCACTAAACGAGGTAAGAGCTTCATTGTCTCTGTTGGTAGCGACCACAAACGCTTCAGGCAGACCTACAAAACACTCGAAGAGGCAGAAACTGCAGAGCTGGAAGCAAAGCTCCGCATGAAATCCACAGGAAGCCCCCTAATCGAGGCAGGAAGGCCCCTAAAAGAGGAAGCCAAGGGCTACACACTACGTGACGCTCACGACCTCGCGTGGAGGCTTATTTGGTCCCAGCACAAACCTGACGGCCAGAAGACCCACCGAGTGTTCTGTCGTGCAGTCTTCCGTGAGATCCCTGAGCAGACCCTACTGAAGGACATCACGTTCGACACAGTGCTTGAAGCTGTCGAGGCATGGGAAGAGGACGGCAATGGTGGCCAGACGGTCAACCATAAGGTCACTCACCTCTCCACCATGTTGGACGTAGCGTTGGACAAGGGGTGGATTGATGGGAAGCCGAAGATGCTTCGCCGCCGCCCTGGCAAGCATCGTCTTCGCTGGTTCAGTGAACTGGAAGAGGTCAAGATGCTCAACCTCTGCACCCACCTTGAGATGCACGAGCTGCGAGACTTCATCGTGGTTGGCATCGACACTGGGTTCAGGCGAGGGGAGCTGCTGGGTCTTCGGCCCAACGACTTCGTCAACGGGATGGTGCACCTCCACGCTGGTGAGACCAAGACCGACAAGGCGAGGGCGGTACCGGCCACGGATCGTGTCGCTGAGATCCTAACCCGCAGGTCCAACGGCTCGCGCATCTTCAGCCTCACTCGGGCCTCTCTGAGGTACCAGTGGATCAACCTGAAGACAGCCATGGGCATGGAAGATGACAGCCAGTTCCTCGTTCACACCTTGAGGCACACTTGTGCGTCTCGATTGGTGCAACGGGGCACATCCTTGGCTGTCGTTCAGGTGTGGATGGGGCACTCCTCCATCGTCACCACGCAGCGTTACTGGCACCTTCGCCCCGACAGTCTAATGGAAGGAAAGAGAGCACTAGAGCAAGTATCAGACGAGCCATTGCTGAAGGTCGTGAACGGCTGACACAGCCCTCTGACACAGCAGTTTTTCTGTGACAAATGAGTGCCATCTTCAGTGATTGTGTCAGGCTAAGTCGTTGTTTTTAAACGACACTCAGAGCTTGAGGTGCTAGTCCTGTAACAGGGGTGGAGGTTCGAGTCCTCTTGACCGCACCAACCTTTCACTGAAGATGCTTAAGAGAACCCCTTGTAAACCATGGGGTTCTCTTTCGTTTGACCACAACTATTGTCATGTGGAATCAATTTCCCAGAGACATACTATTTCCACACGGTGAGTGTGTGCCAACATGTGCCAGATTTTCTGTGCCAAATTCTTGACCACTGACAATGGTTTGGAACAAACCGTGACCGCTTAGGTTGCACAATTGGATAGACTAAAGGGAGAAACTTAAGGTGAAACCTAAGAATCTTACTTAATGGTCTACTTAGATATATTAC